ATCCGGCGTCGAGCAGCAGGCTCGCGCTGTAGCTGAACGCGGTGGCGACGGTGAACGGGACGGTGATGCTGCCCGGCGCGCCGCTGGAGGTCTCCTTGACCTGGGTGACCGCGCCCAGGGTCACGGTGCCCAGGGTGTTGGGGGCGCCGGTCACCGAGTTCGCGACGTAGTTCGCGGCGTTGACCGGGAAGCTGTACCCGGTGCAGGTGTAGCGCACACCCAGGTAGATGACCTGATCGCCCAGCTGGTAGGGCTCCGCGGGGTTCCAGGGCATCGGCAGGGGGGTGACGAACGCGCTCTGGTCCTGCGTCAGCATCCTGTTGTACCCGGTGGACACCCGCGCGCTCAGCCCGGTGGCCGCGAAGATCGCGTCGGTGATGCCGCCGCTGGTGCCGCGCTCCTGGTTCAGCGCGGCGGCGCGCAGCGTGCGCAGGCGCTGGAAGCGCGCGGAGGAGGCGACCTCCTGGCTCAGGCCCAGGGTCGCCCCGATCGCGTAGAGCCGGTCCTGGCGGGTGCTGGTCGCGTCGTAGGCGTCAAGCAGGTCGTCCAGTTCGGCCTGCATCTGGCTGAACCCGAAACCCAGGACCGCGAGCATCGCGGTCAGATCGCCGTTCGCCTCCCCGCCGTCGGTGCTGGTGCCCGGCAGCGAGCGGTAGGCGGAGGGCGCCAGCGCGTCCAGCGTCGCGCCGTAGCCGTGGTCCGCGACCGCGAGGGACGCCACCGATCCGGCCGGATGCCACAGCACGGTCTCCTCGCTGGTCAGCCAGTTCGTCGGGTCGGTGCCGGGGGTGACGTTCACGCTGTAGGGCGCGACGCAGATCCACACCGCGCCGGAGTAGGAGACCCGGTCTCCCGCGCTGTAGGTGCTGGCCGCGGACCAGGCCAGGAACGGCACGGAGGCGAAAACCGTGTAGTACCAGTACCCGGGGGCCAGGCCCACGTCGTCGTACGAGGTGTGCGACCCGGTGTTGGGGTAGGCGACCACCTGCACCCCGTCGGTGGGCGCGACGGGGAAGCCGTAGGCGGAGCGCACCAGCAGCAGGGAGGTCCAGTTCGCCTGGCGCGGCGCGTCCCAGGACACGGTGATGCGCCCGAAGTCGCTCTGGACCGCGGCCAGTTTGCGTACCTGGTAGTCCACGCCCAGGTCGGCGCCGTACAGGGATTTGCCGTAGACGGCTACCCCGTAGACCGCCATCTCAGCTCACTCCGGGCAGGGCGCGCACATAGGTCGCGGCGAAGGTCGCGGTGCCGGAGGCGGAGCCGTTGTACTGGCCCAGCTGCACGCCCAGCACGTCGCCCTGGTGCAGCGGCCCGGACCAGGTGAAGTTCAGAAAATGCCCGAAGATGTAGAACGGCGCCCAGGGCTCGGCCACCGGGTGTGCCTTGGCCACCGCGCCGTTGACCGTCAGCCGCGCCAGGACCCGCTGGTAGGCGATGGGGACCGGCACGATGCCCAGGACGTTGTTGGCGTTCTGCGCGGCGGTCAAAGCGGTGGTGTCGATGGCCCCGGTCCAGGTGACCTCGATCTGGTACCAGCCGCCCAGGACGCACACGATCGAGGTGCCTGCGGTCCACATGTCCCCGGGGTCCTGCACCGGCGGGGTGTTCCAGACCACCGCGCCGAAATTCGCGGGGTTGGCCACGGTCAGCAGCGGCGGGGTGACCCCGCCCTGCGAGACGCGCAGCACCGGGGTGTCCCACCCGTTGGACGCCGCGAACGACAGGACGTTGATCTCGTTTTGCAGGGCTGCCAGGGTGCCCTCGTGGGAGTCCAGGCGTTTGGCCACGGAAGGGTAGGTCACCGTCGGCTCGCCGGTGGGCAGGTAGCGCAGCGGGTTGACGCCCACCGTGCGCTGCACCGCGCCCATCTCGTCTTGCAGGTCGTTGACGTCGGAGGCGTCCACGGTGGTGACCTGGTCGAGTTTGACCGGGTAGGTGCGTACCGCGGCGGGGTAGATCGCGTTCATCAGATGCCTCCGGTGGCGTTGACGGTGAACACCCCTGCCGAGGGCAGCTCCCAGGTGCGGAAAAACGCGTCGAACGTCCCGCTCTGCGTCAGGTCCCCGCGCGCGTAGATCGGGATGTTGACCAGGCTGACCCCGGGGACGGCGTCGATGGCGGCGTAGATGGCGGACAGGGGCATCAGCTGCCCGAAATCGACGGCGTCGGGGGCGAAGAGCGCCTGGAGCGCCTGCTGCACGGCGTTGAGGGTCCCCGCGCGCGAGTAGGTGGGCTGCACGTAGAGCTGCACCGGGCTGGAGGAGCTGCCCAGGTTCACCGGCACCACCGTCCCGGCCTGCACCGACACGCTCATCCCGGCCATCGCCAGCGGCGTGATCAGCGCGATGGTGGCGTTGATCAGCGCGGTGGTGGGCGCGGTGTTCTGGGCGGCGACGATGTACACGGTCACCGATCCGGGACCGGCGCTGATCGCGGAGGCCTTGTACACCGCGGGGATGGCCAAGGCGGCGTCGGCGAAGTCCTGGAGGGTCACCGCGCGCTGCTGGGTGCGCCACGCCCTGGGGGCGTTGGCGCGTACCGAGGCGATCGACTCGGGGTCCGCGCCTCCGGCGGTGGCGCTGGAGGAGGCCACGGTGACCCCGGTGACCACGTCGGCCAGGTCGGTGATCGCCCCGGAGGCCAGGTTGCCGAACGCGCCGCCGCCCACCCGGTAGCTGGCGGAGATCGTCACCGCGGTCGGCGGGACCATGCCGTTGACCCCGTCTCCGAAGGCCACGGTGACGGTGCCCGCGTCGTCGGTACTGACGGCGTAGACCGCGTCGGTGGGTCCGGCGCCCAGCAGGCTGGGTACCGCGCTCCACGCGGCGGCGCCCGCGGGCAGCTGCACGATGACGACGAGGGTGGACAAGATCACCGGGGAGGTGGGCAGCGTGAAGGACTGGTTGGCCCCGCCGCTGGAGGCGCCCAGGTCCAGGACCCTGTAGGTGGTGGCGCCCGGGACGCCGATGGCGACGTTCAGGGCGTAGGTGCCCTGGTCCTTGCCCTGGGTCACCGGCGCGGTCACGGTGCCCCCGGCGGGCGGGACGGTGGCGGCGGTGTCCAGCTCGAAGGTGATCACCCCGTCCACGCTGGCCTGGTAGCCGGTGACCAGCGCCGTCCCGGCGGGCAGGGTGATCGGGGCGCTGGTGGAGGGGTCCGAGGCCAGCGTGACGCTCCCGGTGGCGGGCAGCGCCGGTGCCGGGGTGTAGCCGATCAGCGCCGCCAGGTTGATCACGCTGGAGCGCTGTGTCGCGGTACTGAGATACGCCTCGGCCGCGATGCGGTCCTGGTAGTAGGACAGGATGTCCCCGACGTAGCTGATCATGTCGGTGAACAGCACGCCCATGTCCCCGGTCTCCCGGGCAGTCCACGCCGGGATGGCCAGCTGCGCGTAGGCGAACAGGCTCTGGCGGAACCCCTCGAAATCCTTCGAGGTGTAGTCGATCGTGTTGGGCAGCGCGGTGGCCAAGCGGGACCTCCCGTCCGGGATTCGCGGTTACGACCAGGCTCCGAATACGGCGTATGCGGGCAGCGTCCGCCTCGAACAGACATCCCCCGGTTTTGGAGACCGGGACTCTTCCGGTTGAGCTAGCCACCCTGGCGGCCCCGGCGGCGTCTGGTGTCACCGCGCCCGCTGGGGGCGACGGGCGACTGCATGTGCCGCCGGGGCCTGCCTTAAGTCTAAAGAGGGGTACTTACATGGCAGTAGTGCTCGCGTAGTCGGTCACGGAGCCGTCGGCGCCGATCGTCACGCTGCTGCGCCCGAACGCGGCGCCCACCGCGGAGGTGGTGTCCTTGCGCACCGCGTTGACCACCACGGAGGCGATGCCGCTGCCGCTGGCGTCCGCGATCGGCTGCACGGAGATCAGCTGCGCGCCGGGTTCGTAGATACGCATCTTGCCGCGCAGGTCCTCGGCGAGCTCTTGGACGCCGAGCGGGTCGGTGAACGCGAACAGCTGGTGCGCGGTGTTCACCCCGAAGCCCCCCGCCATCACCCGTGTTCCGGGCTGGGTGGAGGCCAGCGCGGTCACCCGCGAGCGCATCTGGCTGACCGGGGACTGCTCCACGGCCACACCGCCCTGGCTGATGGAGAAGGGGATGGCGGCGGCGATCGGCTGGGACACGTCGGGCTCCTCACACGGTCGAGTAGGTCAGGGGGTTGAGGTAGAGCTGGGCGGTTCCGGTGAACGCGGTGCTCCCGGCGACCCAGGACAGCTGGCCGAGCACGTTGTCCAGCAGCACGGCGCCCACCACCGGCGCCGGGGTGATCAGCACGACGGGGGTGTAGACCGGGGTCACCGGCAGGATGCCGACGGTGGTCATGACCAGGCTGGTGGCGGGCACGGGGGACACGGTGGTGGTCACCGCGCCGCGCCATTGGACCCTGCCCCCCGGTCCGCACCGGTACGCGGCGCTCGGCGCGTGCCAGCCCGAGGCCAGCCACGCGGCCGGTACCGGGGTCCACGCGCTCCACAGGGCGCCCGCGTGGTACACGGGTTTGGAGGGGTCCCCGGTGTCCAGGTGCACCCACACGGTGCTGCCCGCCGCCGGGGGCGGCGCGGCCAGGCGGTTGGTGGGCAGCGCCCAGGCGGACACCGCGGCGCCGGAGACCTGCGGGATCACGACCTTGACGCGGCCCTGGTTCAGCGGGTCGTTGCCGGTGACCACGAGGGCCTCGTAGATCTCCGCGCTCACATCCCGCCTCCGTAGGCCACGGCCCGCCACGCGCCGCCGACCAGCACCACCGGCGCCGGGAAGGGCGCGGGGTCCGGCGCGGCGCGCAGCGTCAGGGACGCCTCCTGGTCGCGGCCCAGCTCCAGGTCGGCGGTGTAGGTGTTGCGCAGGTTCGTCACGATGTCCAGGCTGATGCGGTGCACGGCGCCGGTGATGCGCCACGCTCCCCGGTCGCTGCCCGCCAGGCCGTCTCCGGCCAGGATCACGCTGCGTCCGGGGCGCAGCGCGGTGTTCCCGTCGGTGCTCGCGCTGGCGTGCACCCAGTAGCGTGCGTGCGCGGCGGCGGCCTGGGCGACGTGGTCCGCCTCGCCCTGGCTGGACGCCAGGGCGCCCTGGGCGATGCGGGTGAACGACGGGGTACTGACCGAAGCGCCGGACAGGCGCGTCGGGGTGACGGTGGAGGAGGCCAGGGCGCCGGAGTCGTGGCGCAGCGTGTAGGCGCTGTGCGAGGTCAGGTACGCCCCCGTCGGGTCGGTCTCCCCGATCGTGGGGGTGAAGGAGGCCAGGGTGTCCCACACCCCGGGTTTCAGGTCCCGGCGCAGCACCGGTGCGCCCAGGCCCCCGGGGGTGAGCGAGAGGGTGGGGTCCACGAAGTAGAGCAGGGCGTTGTCCACCCAGAACCGGTAGCCGACCTGCTCGGCCAGGGCGGCGAGGAACTTGAAGTCGCTCGTCGCGGCCTGCGTCTTGGCCGGGAACAGCCGCGGGTGCGCGGTGACGTAGGCCGCCAGCTGGTTGGCGGCGGCGATCCGCCGGGCGATGCCGGAGGCGGTGGCCGCCGGGAAGGAGGCGTTGCGCGCGGACTGCATCACCATGCTCATGCCGGTCAGGGTGTACTGCACCGGGACGGTGGCGATGCCCGCGATCCGCGCGGAGGCGGACGAGGTCAGCTTGCGGTGGCTGGAGACGTAGCCGTAGAAGTCGTAGAGGTCCGCGGCGCTGGAGCCGTACCGGAAATGGACCGGGGTCTTGTCGGGGTAGATCATCGAGGCCGGGACGACGCTCTCCAGCAGCGCCCTGTCCGCGGCCACCGGTGTCAGGACGGTGAGGGTGGCCACCGCGTGGCGGCCCTCGGCCAGGTGGATCTCGGCGCCGATGACCGGGCGGCGGGAGTCGGGCAGCGGCGTGAGCAGCGCCAGGCGCGGGCGGAACGCCGGGGCGGGCGCGATGCTAGACATCGTCCGGGATCCTGATCAGCGTGCCGTCCGGGATTTTCGCCCAGTTGGTGATCTGCGGGTTGGCCTGCGCGAAGAGCCACCACAGCTGCTCGGAGCCGTAGAAGCGCAACGCGACCAGGTCCACCCGGTCGTGGGTGGACCAGGTGTAGTACTGCACGGTGTAGCGCGCCGCCGCGGGCGCCAAAGGCAGGATGGTGGGCCGGGTGACTCCGTGCTCGTCGGTGACCGGGACGACGCGGTTGCGGGCGTACCGCGAGGAGGGGGTGATCATGACACGTCCGGCAGGAGGGTGAAGGTCACGTCCACGCGGCAGCGCATCGGGATCATCGACATGCTGAACTGCGTGTACTGGATGTCCAGGCTCGAAATGTAACCGTAGTACGAGATGGAGCCGCCGTTCGCCTGCCCGCCAAAGTGCACGCGCGCGGGCACCTGCATCATCGTTCCGGACAGCACGCTGCTCTGCGGGTTGTTGTTCGCGTCGGTCCACTTCTGGGTGACCTGCTGGCCCTGGATGCCGCAGATGCGGTACAGCGCCTGCACGTCGGCGAGCACCCCGATACGTCGCGGGTCCTCCTGCACGGTGCCCCCGTTGCCCTGCGGGATGTTGTCCGGGTAGGGCTGCTGCGCGCCGGGACCCTGCGGCAGGCCGGAGTTGATCTCGTAGGTGCGGTCGAACAGCAGGGAGAAGTTGCAGGCCGCGGCCATGCCCACCAGATATGTCGAGCTGTCGTCCGGGTTGCGCTGGTACTGCGGCAGCGTCAGGGACGCCGCGCTGGCGTCGATGCCGTGGGTGACCTCCACCAGCGAGGGGTTGTACAGGAACGCGCAGGCGTACACCGGCGCGTTGGCGCCGCTGAACAGGCTCCGGTCCTGCTTGATGTAGCCGCGGCGCAGCGCGCTTTGCACCAGCGGGATGAACGAGCCCGGCGCCAGCGTCGTCAGGTTCCCGATCAGCGGCAGGTTCAGGATCCGCGGGTCGAACGCCGCCTGCGGATACGCGTTGTCGATCACAGTCCCACCGCCATCTTCGCCAGCCGCGGATCGGAGGTGACGCCGGTGACGATGGCGCGCGCCGCCGCGGACGCGGACGCGGCGCTGGTATCGGGGATGGACACCGCGATCGACCCGGCCGCGAACGCGATGGTCACGCTGGCGCCGCCGGTCGGCGCCTTGGCGCTGGCCGCGGGGGAGTAGAGGGAGTCCTTCAGCAGCGCGTTGCGGATGGTGTCGGCGGGCTGCGACGGGGTGACCATCTCGCCCTTGTGCAGGTACGCCGGACCGTCCTGGGGTACTGACCACGCCCCGGCCCTGTAGCCGACGTAGGGGCGCCCGGCGGCGGTGGACAGCACACCGGGAACCTTCGACAGAGACTTGTAGCGGTCCAGGGCGTACCGGTCCCCGGCGATGATGTTGTCCACCGGGTTCCAGATGTCGCCGTGCCCACCCAGCGCGTAATGCTTGAAAACGCTGGGGATGGTCTGCATCAGGCCTTCGGACGGGTGTCCGGCCGCCGCGTTGGAGTCACCCAGGTTGATGCTCCAGGGGTCTCCGCCGCTCTCGCCCTGGATGATCGTCTTGAGGTACGCGGCGTTGCTCGCGGGCTGCCCCAGGATGCTCAGGGCGCTGGCGATCCAGGAGGCCACCGACCCGCCGGGCTTGGCGCCGCTGGGTACCGCGTAGGTGTGGCCGAACCGGTCGCTGACCTTTCCGGACAGATTCGTGGCGGCGCGGGCCGTGTTGTTCACCGTGCTCGCGCTGGCCGACTGCGCGGAGACCGGCGCGGCGACCTTCCCGGCGAGCGCGGCGGCCAGGACATCGACCTCGTTGGCGGAGCCGTTGGCGTCGAGCATGCCGAACAGCTGGCCCACCGGCGCGCCGGTGGCGCCGTTGCCCCCGGTGGCCGCGGCGTTCTGCCCGGCGGCGTCCCCGGCCCCGGGAACCACCCGGCGGATGGTGGGGAACTCCTTCGCGCTGTATGAACGTATCCGTACCTTCGCCCCGGAGTGCGGAGCCTCCACCAGCTTGCCGCCGCCGATGCACATGGTCACGTGGCCCGGTTCCGGCAGCATCAGGTCCCCGGGCTGCTCGGAGCCGGGCGCCACCGGCGCGCCGATCCTCATCTGCTCCTGGCTGGTGCGCGGGATCGAGACGCCGCCCGCACGCCAGGCGGCCTGGGTCAGCCCGGAGCAGTCGAACTGGTCCGGCCCGGTCGCACCCCACCGGTAGTCCTTGCCGACCTGCGCCACGGCGTACGCGACGGCGCCGGAGGCCGACCCCCTGCCCGCGGTACTCGCGCCCAGCGCCGGGGTCACCCCGCTCGGGGAGCCTCCGGCGCCGGTGGTGGCGGTGGAGGACCCGGAGCCGAGCCCGTAGGTGTTCAGGGGGTTGCTGAAACCGTTGCGCAGGCTCGCCGGTCCGTTGTAGGTGTAGTCCGCCGGGTTTCCCGCGCCCTGGTTGTCGCGCCACCAGTCGAACAGGCCGCGTCCGGCTCCGGCCAGCCCCCCGACGGCGCCGCCGATGATCGTGCCCTCCGGCCCGAACGCGGAGCCGATCAGCGCGCCGCCCGCCGCGTAGGACGCGGCGTAGCCGCCGGTGCGCGCCAGCTGGCTGCCCGTGCCTGATCCGGGTCCGGCGCCGGAGAGGTACTGCGTGAGCCGTCCGCCCGCGTAGCCCAGACCCAGGCCCAGGCCGATCGTGCCCAGGCCGCCCAGCCCCGCGGCGCGGGTGGACAGGCCCGCCAGCCCGGTGCGTGCGGCGAACCGGTCGCCCAGGGAGGTCCACAGCCCCGCGGCGCCGCGGCTGGCCAAGCCCGCGCCGTTGCGCCATACCGCGCCCGCCGCCGCGGTCCCGGCCACGTTGGCGGCCAGATTGCCCGCGCCTGCGACCAACCCTCCGCCGCCCCCGCCGCCACCAGCGCCGCCTGCGCCTCCGGCGCCGCCGCTGAGGAAACCGGTGGTGGCGCCGCCGAGGAAACCGCCCGCGCCACCGGTCAGGCCGGGGAAGGAGGAGGCGAAGCCGCCCAGGCCCGCTTGGACCGAGCCCAGGCCGGTGTCGTTGAGGAAGTTGCTCAGGGCGGCGTTGAAGTCGTTGAGCAGCCCGACGGAGTCCTGGAGGGAGGAGTTGAAATCCCCGTACTGATCGGCGGTGCGCCCGGTCTTGGTGGCCTGGAGATCCTTGATCGACTGGACGGTGGTGTTGTTGATGCCGATCTTGGCCAGCTGGCTCTGCGCGCCGCGGTCCCCGCGGTCCGCCTTGTCGATCAGGGCATTGACCTGGTCCAGGCTCTGGCCCTTGTTGACCGCGCCGTTGACCTGCTTGATGTAGTTGGTCAGCAGGTCGGCGGTGCCCGGCGCCCACCCGGCCCGGTTCGACAGGGCCGTGAGGTTGGCGTACAAGCCCCCGCCCTGCGCCGTCGCGGCGGCCAGAGTCTTGTCCGAGACGCTGGTGCGGCCCTGGAAGGCGTTGGAGAACACGTTCTGCGCCAGGGTGCGCCAGTCGGCCTGCGCGCCGCCCGGCCCGATGCTGGTCTGGTAGCCGAAGGCGCGCAGCGCCATGTTGGACTGCGGGGAGTAGATCGAGGCCAGGGACTGGGCGACCTGGGTCTGGGAGGCGTAGGGGTTGGCGTATCCCAGGGCGTAGAGGCCGGACTGCGCGGTGAACCACTTCTTGTTCGAGGATCCGTCGGTGTTGTACGTCGTCTGGCCCGAGTAGAAATTCAGGGTCCGCGCGGCGGACTGCGCGTCCCCGGGACTGGCCGCGGTGACGTTCAGGTTCTGGTTGGACGTGCCGTAGATCGCCGAGACCACGCGCTGCGCGCTGGCGGCGTACCCGCCCGGACCGACACCGCTGTTGGTGACGCCGTAGAACGCCGCCTTGTCCATCGTCAGGATGTTCGGCGTCTGGGTTTTCGCGTACGACGACAGGCCGCTGAAGGCCCCGGTGACCGCGAGGCCCGCCAGCGCCGGACCCAGCGGCAGGGAGTTCGCCCCGCCGCCCGCGCCGCCCGCGGCCCCGCCGCCGAGGGCGCCCAGCGCCGCGCCGACACGGTTGCCGACCGCGTTGACGCCCTGGGCCATCGTGCGGATCGGCTGGCCGCTGGGGGCGCGCTGCGCGTAGCCGCCGCCGGTCGCGCCGGAGGACGGCGCGTTCGCGTTGACGCCGGAGGAGGTGTTCGCGCGCACCTGCGCGACCGAGGTGATCGCGTCGCGCACGATGCCGCGCAGATCGGAGACGAACCCGGACATGTTCGTGTCGAGCGTGCCGATACCTCGGTTGAGGTCATTGATGTTCAAAACCTGCGCGGCAACGGGCGACTCGGGCGCGGCGGGGGTGATCGGCAGTTCGGTCATGTCAGGGTGTTCCTCCTCTCCACCTCGTAACGGGCTAGGGCCATCCAGTACGCACGCTCCCGCGCACTAAGGCCCTTAATCTCAGTCAGGCTCCATCCGGGGTGGACCTTCGCGAGGATCGCGGTCTCCTCGTACGTGTCAGCCAGTGCGCTAGCCGCGAAACAGGTCCCCCGGGGTCAGCGGGATCGGTACCTCCCCACCGCACGCCTCGTGCGTCATGGACACCTCGCCGTACTGGGGGCCGTAGGTGTTCTCGCTGATCGCGGCCAGCAGCGTGCGACGGTCGGACATGCCCAACTCCTTGGCCAGGGCCAGGGAGCCGGAGCGCGTCTTGCCGTCCCGGGTCAGGGCGGTGATCACGCGGGAGAGCAGCAGGGTGTTGGTCTCGGCGACCGACAGGTCCTTGTCGGCGAACACCATCTGGTCGGCGCCGTCGGGCTGGCGCAGCACGGCGCGACCCTCGCGCAGCGCCACCTCGAAGGTGCGCACCACCGGGTCCTGCGGGCGGCGCATCGGGATCTCGTCCAGGTGCACCGTGACATCCGAGAGCTGCCCGCAGTGCGGGCACGCCAGGCGCTCGATCGCGATCTGGTCGCCGAAGGTGGCGCGCCGCACGGCCAGCAACAGCGTGTCGCGGTCGGCCATCGGCAGGGAGCGCAGCAGATTGCGGTCGGCTTTCTCCCCGCCGACCGCGACGGTGCCCAGGTTCAGGATCGTGTCGTAGTACCGCAGCGGGTTGCCCGCCACGCGCGCCAGGGCCTCCTCGTCGGCCCCGGTCAGCTCGCGCACCTGCGCGTCCTGCGCGACCTCCATCAGATCGGGCAGGCGCACGCCGAAAGGCAGCTCGCAGTGGTCCTGCGGCGGGGCCTTGAGCGTCGGCTCCGCGCCCGGGTCCGACACCGCGGCCAGGGCCTTGCTCGCGCCGTCGGGGTCCGTGACCGGGTTGACCGGCGCGCCGCCGACGGCGTCGAAGCTGGGCAGGTCGTATTCCATGTGTGCTCCAGGGATGCGTCGTGTGGTTTATGGGTTGGGAACAGCCGCGGTCGAGGCGCTTCCGGGGGCACCGGCGATATTCAGCGCCCATCCCTCGTGGGCGAGGGTCATCTGCGAGACGAGAAATCCGTTCCCGGCCGCGTCCAGATCCGTGAAGCTCACTTGGGTGGGCCAGGCGTTGTAAATCCTGAATGCGGCCTTGACCGCGGCGGTGGGCGTGGTGACGGGGTGGTCGATCACCAGGATGTCGATGTTCGACCGGAAGTCCTGGTCGTTGCTCCAGGTGCCCGAGCCCTGCTGCACGAGGAACATCTGCTGGATCCAGTCCAGCGCGTTCGAGTCCCCCGCGATCACACCCTTCTGAAGTACGATGGGTCCGAAATCGCTCTGACCAGGCATCTTCTGCGTAGTCACGTTGTAAGCACCTTGACGGTAAGCTATGATGTCCGTCTGCATGCCGAGCCCGGACACGCTCATGAAGCCGATGTCCGGCGCCGTGTTCTGCGCGTTGAAGATCGGGTGGTTGATGATGACGTGGAATTTGAAATTCCGAATGGGATCCGTCTTGTAATTCGCGAGCGACGGTGACTGGGTCACAGTTGCCATGGAGGGCCTCTCGGAGGTCCGTTCAACGAATGGGTTCCGAGTGGTCGGCTACGGTCAGAGCGAACTGGTGATCTGCGCGGTGGCGTTGAAAAGCCCGATATTGATCAGGACGTATTCCGCCGGTGCCGCCAGAGCCACGCCGACGCTCACGTTGACCTGCCCCACCGCCATCGACGCCGCCGTGTTGTTGGTCTGGTCGCAGACCACGTAGTACGACGTCGCGGCGACCTGGGAGGCGAAGTAACCGGCTTGCATCAGCGCATTGAGCTGCTGGCCGATCGTCGAGGAGATCTTGTTCCACAGCACCGAGGAGTTCGGCTCGAACAGCGCGAACTGGGTGGCGCGGCGCAGCAGCGACTCCACGTACATCAGCGTCCGGCGGATGTTGACGTACCGCGACGGCATCCCGTAGGCCAGGGTCCGGGTGCCCATGATGCAGAACCCGTAGCGCGGGATCGCGCGGATCACGTTGATGCCCGCGGTGTTCAAGGTGTCCAGGTCCGCGTTCTGGAACACGGTGTCCACCCCGACCACGCCGGTCAGCGCGGTGCTCACCCCCGAGGGGCTCTGGTAGGTGCCCTGCGACAGGTCGGTGGCGGCGTACTGGCCGAGCACCGCGCCGCCCGGCGGCAGGGTGCGCACCGCGCCGGTCGCCAGGGAGGAGGGGTCCTGGGTGACCAACCACGGGCCGTACGCCGCGGCGTAGCTGGACTGCGCCCACGGCGTGCCCGACCCGGCGTTGGGCGCCAGCGCGGTGTACGCGGTCAGGGTCGCGGCGTAGGTGGAGGAGGCCTGGGGGGCGTCCACGACCACGAAGATGTTGCCCAGCCCGGCCGCCCAGGACGTCAGCCCGTTGATCGTCGCGGGGGTGGAGACGCCCGGCAGGTTGATGTTGAAGACCCCTTGCAGGGTCGCGAGCTGCTGCGCGGCGGTGACCAGGTTGATGCCACCCACCGTGCCGTCCGCGCCGGACGCCAGCGGCGTGTTGGCCTGCGGCGCCGGGGTCTGCGCGGTGGTCCAGGGGTTCACCGAGGAGACGTAGGCGATCGAGATGGTCTGCGAGCCGGTGGTGGGGGAGTTGACCAGGGGAAGCAGGTAGCGCGGGTCGGTCGGGTTCAGGGTGACGGCGAGGAACCGGTCCACGATGTTGGAGGTGGTTCCCACCGACACCAGCAGGTCGAAGAACCCGGTGGTGCCGTTGGCCACGACGGTCAGGAAGATGTTGTTGCTAAACGCCCCGGTGCTCTTCGCGGTCACCGTGATCAGCGACGCCGGGGTGCCCTGGGTGTCCATGAGCGTGACGTGCCCGGCCACCGCGTCCGACGCGACGCCGCGCACCACGTAGCAGCCGGTGCCGCCGTTGGCGAAGTACGTGTAGACCGCGTACGGCAGCATCGAGGTGGTGTCCCCGAAGCTGTTGTACGTCGCGGCGTACTGAGACCAGCTGGTCACCAGCGTCGGCACCGAGGGACCGTAGTTCGTGGTGCCGACGAACGCGGCCACCGCGGCGCCGGTGTCGGTGGTGGAGCTGGGCAGGGGGGTGAGGTTCTCGGTGATGTATACGCCGGGACGGCCTGCGGCCATGGTGGGTCTCCTTACTCGGGGCTCGCGCCGATCGGCGTGACGGTCAGATCGATGGCGGTGGCGCGGACCGGCTCATCCACCGGCGCCCAGATCAGCTCCGCAGTGGTGCGGATACGCCAGACGGCGCGGAAGAGGCGCTTGCCCTCGCGGTCCAGGACCGTGTCGGTGGCAGGGCCGCCGGTCACATCCAGGCGGCGCACCGTGTTGTCCTGCGGCACCACCAGGTAGCCGAAGCGCGGGGAGAGGTAGTCGAAGGTCGTCAGCGCCGCCAGCAGCTGCGCCATGTGCGCGGCCTTGCGGGTGAGCAGCGTGACGTTGTAGTCCACGAACAGCGGCAGGGGGAACTCGGTCCAGTACGGGGAGTGGCGCGAGTCGGGGGCCTGCGGGAAGGGCCGGAACCCCTCCGGGGCGTAGGGCAGCTGCACGTACCCGGCGTGGGCGCGGGCCGGGTCGAAGGAGGTGTCAACGTGGTCCAGGACGATCAGCGGGAAGGACTGGTCCGCCAGCTCGTCCTCCGGGTTGCGAAAGCGCACCCCCACCGGCCGCGCGTCGGCGTTGACGTCCTGGACGGACAGGCCCTGGAGCTTGGCCTTGACGGCGGCGTCCTCGTTGCGGAACAGCGGCATCTAGCACCGTCCGGGAAGGAGCCGTGAGCACGCGGGCATCAGGCACCTCCTGACGTGACGGTATGGGCGGTTGTCCTGCGCACTTCCAGGCTCGCAGGCAATC